TAATCATATTCCAGCCTTGTGTATATGTATTTCTTCCTTGATTTATTAATTGGTCCGCTGTTGCTTTTCCACTATCTATCCAGTTATCTAATCTATTAATATCTTCTGTATATTGATTTTCTGCATTAGCAATACTTGTTTCATAATTTCTTTTTATTGCTCCCAAAGTATTATCATAGTCAGTATCAAGTCTATATTTTTGTTCCAAATTTTCATCTGTTACTTGTCCTACAGCATTTACTTGATTTTCAAGTAATGTCCTTTGATTTTCAGTAGCCTCTTTATTAAGAGTTGCCATGGTATCATATTGTAAAGATGAGCTTTCTATATTACGAGTTGGAGTAGACATTAAAATTTTATCTTTTGTATCTAAAACATGTTCTTTTAAGTTTTCTCTTGCTGTTACATATTGATTTATTACATTCCTAATTCCACTTTCTAAACTATCTTTTAATTTTGAATTTTCTCTATCATATTGTAATTTAGCTGTATCTTCTTGATATTTTTTAATCTTGCTTACTGTTTCTTTATGTTCTTTAAGAGATTTTTCAAACACAGGTTTCAAATCAGACAGGCTATCATATCTTTTTTTGATACCATCTGCTGTTCTTATTATGCTTTTACCTTGTCTTTTTATGTTATAACCTCTTATTAATCCTAAGGCTCCTCCTAATAAAATATTGCCTATCATAAATTCCTCCTAATCTCCATTTACATCTATACTTGTATCTATCCCTAATATTTCAAATATCTTATCATTCTCTTTAGTAATAACTTCTATATCATATCCATTTAATATTGAAAAACTTTTATCTAATCTAAAAACTGAAAACAAATCATCTTCTCCTGGAAATTTTTCAATAGATGTTCCAGCAATTTTAACTGTTTTTATTGCTTCTTGGTCCTGGTTTAATACTTTTACAAAAACCCTTTGCACTTGTGAAGAATAGTCATTTCCATATCTTCCAGCTATTTTGGTAGTTATAGCTGGTGTATTCATTCTTAAAAGTGCTCTATCAACATTATTATTACTTTCTCTATAAAGTGCTTTATCTTTTACCAGGTATTTATCTAATGATAAAAGTTTTCCTTTTTCAATGTTAAAATCTATATTAATGGTAAATCTTCTAAATAAATTAAATTCTAATGCCTGATACAAACATAGTTTATTAAATTCAGTTTCATTACTCCCTTTTTTCTTTTTTGTTGCTACAAGCATAAGTCTATCATCATACTTCCATTTTTCTATTTTTTCACATTCAGTATAAATATCATATTTTTCTACATCTACAACAGAATAACTTTCATAACCTTGCGCATTAGGTATCATCTGAACACATTTCAATGAGTTTTCAGTGGAGATATAATAAAAATCATCTTTAATTAATACTCCTGCTTCTTTACAAGGTATTTCACTGGCCACAAATACACTATAACTTGTAGAAGAAAAAGTTTGATATGCCGATATAACATAGACACCTTTATTGGTTGCTACATATATTTTATTCCCTGTTTCAGCTTTTATAACTTTTGGAAACACATTATTTATAGGAGTTGGTTTAAAGAAGAAAGGGTCCGATTGTCTTATTCCATTTCTAAAATTAAAATAATTTGATATTTCACTAAAATAAAATGTATTTTCTTTTATGAAATATAATCTATCTCTATATATACCAACATCAACTATACCACTATTAAAATTAATTATTTTACCATAAGAAAATTCTCCACCTTGTACATCTCCACTACCAGATAAACTTTGTATACTTGTTATACTATCAGAACTTCCTAATTTTACTGGTGTGTTTCCTATAATATAATTTCCATTTGTTTCTGGGAAATATCTATGTAATACACCTACAACCATATTAACGTGTGCTCCTGCTATATCGTTAATATTAGAAAATGTCCTGTATTGTAAATATAATCTTTCAATTTGCAATGTAGATGAAGATAAAAATATCTTGCCACTTCTAACAGATAAAGATGGTGAGTTATATGTTCCTATTAATGTTACTCTTAAATCATTTCCTATTTGATATATTTTATATAAATCAATAGTCAGTTCCTGTTTCTCTTGAACAGGAAATTTAAGCAAGTTCATAAAATTGCTTGCTCCAATATTTCCGTCTTGATTAAATTCTAAAACTTTTACATTTCCTGTGTTATCAATAACGAACAACTTTTCATTAGCATAACTAATGTTTGAAAAATTCCCTATATTATGTTGATATAACAAAGGAGAGTTATTATTTTCAAAATCTTTTTTTATTGTAACAACTGTTTCATTTCCAACAGCAATATAAAAATTATGCTTGGTATCAAATATATGTTCAATATTTATAGGCAACCCATTCACTGCATACTCTTTTAATTTCTTTGCAATTTTTAAATTACCCATTTCATTTATAACAAAATTTTCTATTCTTTGAGCTGATTGTTGATATATTTCTGTATCTCTTATACCCCCCAATCTTTCTCCTGTTTCTCCATAATTAAATATATTGTTTGTTGTAAACATTATTCAACCTCCCAAGGTTTATATAAAAATCCTTGTTGATACACTATTTTTCTTTTCTCTTCATTAAACTGTTGTTGTAAAAATGGATAGCGACTATTATAAGCATTAAATGCAAGACTAATTTCCTTAGCTAAATATACAACAATAATATTAAACATATTTTCTGGAACTTCTGTTAAATCAATTTTTCTACAATATTGAATATATAAATCGGTAGATTTTGAATATATAAATTCACCTTCAATTCTAAAATCATTGTTTCCTTGTATTATATTTAAAAAATCAATAGGAATATTAAATTTATTTTCTCCTAACTCATTTTGTCCCACTGTTGTCAGTTTTACTGTAATTGCATTAAATAAGAAATCTGTCTCAATGGCTATATTTTTTATAATCATATCAAGTAGCCCATCAGCTACTTGATATTTATCCCCTTTATTATCATTGAAAACATTATTATCTCCAACTTTTAAAAAAGCTTGTTTTATTATTTCACCTCTATCCATTTGAACTCCTTTTTGGGTAGGTCTAGCCTACCCATTATTTTATATATTTCTTAATTTCCTCAACATCTTTTTTTAATTCTGATTGTTCTTTTTGTATTGCTTCTAATAAATCAGTCATTCTCTGCATAGTATTTTTATACATTTCAAATGTACTTTTATCTTTCCATAAAAAATATAATAAAATAGCTCCAACTATGCCATATTCTAATAAAGTTTTTTCCATAGCACCACCTACAACCCCAGTATTTTTCTCCAATGATTATAATATTTTCTAGCTTCCTTAGTCTTATCAATTATTGCTTGGTCTTTGTAACCCTCATTCTTCAATTTAGGTTTCCAAGAAGTTACACCAAAATACTTAACTGCTGCATAAAATCTTCTTACAGTTCTATCATCAACTCCTGTTTCTTTCATAATATGTTTAAATATTTTATCTGCAAGAGTTCTGTTTATACCTGTATTATTGTATACAGAGTATAAATAATCGTGTATAACTGCCGCATTAATATATTTGCCATAAGGATTATATAACCATTGCAATGATTTAGGAACAGAAGCCCCATTAGTGATGAAACCTCTAAATACCTTAATATCATATCCATTGATAGAGTAAACATAATCATCTAACAGTATAGCTTTTCCATTTGATAAAGGTTTAAGTATAAGTTTACTCTTTTCCATTTTTACCTTCTTTTAATTTCTTAAATAAAGGTTGTAATTCTGCTACTACTGCTTCTATTGTATTTTCATTTATAAATATTCTTACATGTGCAGGCAATTTAGAAACAAATTCTTGAACTGCTTTCTTTTTAAGTTCTCCAAGACCCTTGCCTTGTATAGCTAATTCTTGTTTCATTACCTCATTTCTTACTTCAGTTGTTGCTTCTTCCTTTCCTTTATATCTCCATGTTAATGCAATATAAGTAACTACTGAAAATATATATCCTAAAACTTGCCATATTAATTTTTTATCCATAATTAAAAACCT